CTCAAAATAATAGTTTCTGTTAGCCGCAACAGGAATCGAAAGGTTTGTATTTACCGCCGTCGACAAAGTGGTGGTCGCAGCTGAACTCAGCCGCTCGACCACGCTATCCGGTTTCGCGGTATTTAGGTTGACGAAGTTGGCGTCCATCTCCGCATGAGTTAGCGCAGAACCTTTGCCGGATCGGGTGACGATTGTTGTCATATATTAGCTCTCAAACACCTGGTGGAACTGGGCCGATACGTTGTTCAGGTTGTAGCGAACCGATGTGACCGACCACTCGCGGCAGACTACTTTAATGGCGGTGGCCTCATTGGGCGGCGTCCAGTCAAACGCCTCGACGCCGCCGCGTGCCGCCAAGAACGTCTTGATGTTTCCGGTTTCGGTGTTGTCGCGGTTTTGCCACTGCAGGTTCCACGTCTGGGGCTGGGTGTTAATCCCGTCGCCCTGGCGCTGCTCGTAGCCGTCGCCGAACGATGCCACGCGCACGCGCGGCTTGATGGTGACCTGGGCGCCGAAATCCGGGGTGTAGGTGAATGTTGCCATTATGCCGCCAGCAGCCCGCCGGGCCGTTTCTGTTGGATCAGTTCCGCCTTAACGACACCGGCAATCATGCGGCCCAGGTGCCCGGCGCCTTCGTCGGTCGTCACTTGTTCGCTGCCCGACTCGACGTTCACGTTCACCACCACGCTGGTGTTGCCCATGCCTTGCCCCTTGGTGTGGTCGATCACAGTTTCCTGCGGGTGCATGACCGCAAGAAATCCGCCTTTCCCGTCCAGGCCGCCCGAACGGGGGCCGCTGCCGGTGTAGCCGCCGCCGTCGAATCCCAGCGACCCAGCCAACTCAAAACCACCAGCGCCGTTTGCGAAAGTGCCGCCGCCAAACATTCCGCCAATTGCACCCAATAGCGGTTTCATGATGGTCTGCTGGACGTAGATGCGGATCAGGTCCTGGATGATGCTGTTTGCCAGTGACTTGAAGTTCAGCTTTCCGGTCATGGTGAACTGCACAAGTGCGTCCTCCATTCCCCTGAAGGCGTTCGCCATAGCGTCTTCGGTGACCTTCGCAACGTTCGTAATGTCGTCCAAATAATTGCGCATGGCGCGCCTTGCGCCCGTCTCGAACGTGCGCGACTGCTGGTAATTCAGGTCCTCGGCGGCCTGCTTGGCGGCAAACATCGCGTCGGCCACCTCACGGTAGCGCGCTGCGTTTTCGGGCAGCATGTTGCGCACCGCCTCGGACACCTGCAGTTCGTGGCGCTTGGCGTCGACCAGCTTTTCATATTCGCGCGCCGACAGTTCGGCCTGCTGGCCTTCCATTCGCGTTAATTCCAGTTCGCCCTGCTTGCTACGCATTAGCTGCCCGATGGCGTCGTTCTCGCGCTTGTACTGTTCGTCGCGGGCCTTGGCGCGGTCGGCTTCGGCTTTTGCTAGGTCCTGGCTGTCCTGCGTGATTTGCTTGGTGTAGTCGATCTTTGCCGCCAGGCGCAGCAGTTCTGCGCGCTGCTGCGGGGTAACGTCGGCGTATTCCTTCAGCTTCAGCTGGTTCAGGACTTCCTGCGCGCGGGTTAGGTCGCCGGTCTTGGCTAGCTGTTCGTCCAGTTGCTTTTTCAGCTTGTCGAACGCGCTTTCCTTGACGTCCTTGCCGGCGCTAAAATCAAAGCTCATGCCGCCAGCCCCGCCGGGCTTTAGCACGGCAGGTTCCTTCGCCGCCTCTTTGGCTTTGTCCATCGCGCCCTTGACGGCGGTGTAGAACTTGGACCCGTCCATTTTCCACAGGTCGACGTAGCGCTGGTTCGCGTCTGCCACGATGGCGTTGCGGTTCTCTAGCGCCGCCTTAAGTTCGGCCCGCGACTGCTCACTGAACAGCGCAGCAGGGCCCTTTGACAGAATGGACCCGATGGCGCCCATGTCAGCCAGGACGGCCCGACCGCTGCCCAGCAGTGCATAGAAACCCTGGCCGGCGACCCGCACCACGTCAACCACGGCGGCAATGGATAGCGCCAGGTTTTCTGCCCAGAACTGCAGGCTGGTGTCGCCCGCCAGGTCGTCAGCTTTGGCCCTGGCCTCGGCTATGCCTTTGACAAACCCCGTCAGCACCGGCAGCAGTTCGCGGGCGAAACTCAGGCTGACAGCGCCAGCCACCCGGCGCAGGCGCGACATGCTGTCGTTGAATTCGTCGGATGCGCGGGCAAAACCGCCGTCGAACAGGGCGCCGTAGCCCTCCAGTTCGGCGCGGGCGTTGCGAATAGCGTCAGCGCCGGCATTCAGTAGCGGCACCAGGTCTGCTGCCGACTTGCCGAACACCTGCTGCGCTGCGGCGGTTTTCTGCCACCCGTCGGGCATAGCGCCAAGCCGCTCGGATATGCGCGCCAGTGCTTCGGTGGTGGTGATGGAACCGTTTTTGATTTCCGCCTGGCTGATGCCAAACTGCTTGAACGTGGCAACCGCTTCCTTGCTGCCGCCGGCCGCTTCGGCCATGTTCTTCGCCAGCTTACCAAGGGCGCCAGCCACCGCGTCCAGGTTGCTGCCGTTTTGCTCGGCCACATAGCCCAGCGCGTCCAGGTCCTCGACCGCAATGCCTGTTTTCTGCGACAGGTCGTTCAGCTTGTCGCCCATGTCGATGGCGCTTTTGATCATGGCGACAAAACCGCCGACGACGGCGGATGCCGCTAGGCCGGCGATTGCGCCCTTGAGCATGTTGAAGCGGCCGGCGACGTCGTTGGCGCCATCCCCCAGCCGTTCCATGCTGGTGCGCAGCTGGTCGACCGCCTGCTGACCGCTGACGCCGGCGACGATCTTAAGGGCTACGTTCATGTCCACGGCATCAGTCCTTCCGCTTGTTCAGCACGCCTAGTGCCGCCATTTCCATCGCCTGCAGGTCGTCCATGAATGCGACGACGTCGGCGATACCGTGGATTTTAACTAAGAACTCGACGGACTGATAATTCAAGCCGACGAAACCGCCCTGCATTACATTCCACTGCGTCTGCAGTTTCAGGAACATCCCAAAAGTTTCGGCATTTTCTTCCCAAATCTCGAAACCGTCCGTGCCCCTTGCTTCGGCCGCCGCCACCATTTCGGCAGGCGCTCCGAACGCCGCCAGGTCGTCGGCTGCTTTGTCCTCGACGCCACCACCGGCCCAGTGGATGGCGGCGTCAGTTAGTTTTTTCGCTTGGCCCCAGCCAGGGACTCGAACATCGCCATAACAATGGACGCGGCCACCAGGGGGATTTCCAGCATCTGGTCGCGAGCCGCCTCGCTGTAGGGCACATCGCCCTTGTCGTCCGTCACGCCAGACCAGCCCACCAGCACTTCGCGGGCAATCTCGACGTCGCTGGTTGCGCTCTTTTCAATGGCGTCGCGCAGTTCCGCCAGGCGCGTCTGCGTCATGCGCTTGAATTTGGCGTCGAACGTCGCTTTTTCTGTGCGGCCGCCATCTGTCGGGAAATTGACAGTGACGGGCCAGGTGTAGTCGTTGGGTTGCGTGATCTTGAACACTATTAAACTCCAATGGGAAAGCCCGGCGGGTGCCGGGCTTGTTTCTGGTTAGTGGGCGCTCACTTAACGATGATACTGATTTCGTCGTTGCCAGCCGTGCTGGGAACCAGCCGCACCGGAACCTGCATCATCATGATGCCGTCCTGGTCCTGGTAGGTCGGATTCTGCGCCGACACGCGGCTGGACGTGATCTGCACGCGGTTGCCGGCGGTGGTGCCGTGCGTGATGTCCAGCGCGCCAAGGGCCGTTCCAAGCGCGACGGTGAAAAAGTCCTTCGCGGCGATGGTTGGGGCCTCAAACATCACGGTGCCGGACACTTGGCGGTCGGTCATCAGGACGTCTTCAGCGCCGATCAGGCTGCGGTAGCTGATGGCGTTGTTCAGGTTCAGCGACAGCGATTCCAAGGCGCCGCTGTAGCTAAACAGCGAGAAACCAGTGCTGTTGTCGCTGTTGGCGGCCAGCGGGGTCTGGAACGCGGTGTAGGTGACAGCGGGGGCTGCGGTGTCAGTCGGCGCGTTGTAAAGGCCGGTGAAAGTGAATTTGAACACCGGAATTTGACGGGCGCGAATGTCCAGTTCCACGTTGCCGCGTGCGCCGGTGATCTTGTGCAGGACGCCGTCCACGTTGTGGTACAGGGTCACGCTCTCGAACGACGACGACACCGGGGTGTAGACCACGTCGCTGGCGCCGTCTGCTTCGGCCATGCCGCAAGCGCGCAGCAGCGGACCGTAGGCGGGCGCAGTGCCGGCTGTGCCGGAACCTGCCATCTCAACCTCAAATTCGATGCTGACATAGGCAGACGCCAGCAACTGCTCGGACGCGCCAAGGTACGGACGCACCAGGTCGCGGTTGACCAGTTCCGCGTTAAGCGGCGTGATGGTCATATTGCGCACCAGGATGGCGTTGGCCGCGCCGGTGGGCGTGCTGTCGGTGCCATAGGTCGTTTCGATCTTGGCAAGAATGGTGCGTTTGCGACTAAGCAGGGGCATGGTAGACCTCGCGGGGGTTTGCTCGGATTTTAACTCAGCGAATTAAGCGCTGTGCGGTATTGGGCCGTGAATTCAGCCGAAACGACACCTGCAGGCTGGTCGGCCTCCAGGATTTCAAAAGCCGTGGTCGTCGGCAGCAACTGCACGACCATGCCGTCCAGCGTTGCGTCGCCCATCAGTTTGCTGTGGATGTCCACTAGGGCGGCGTCGGCCAGCTGATCTGGCACGTTGCCGCGCACGATGACCGACACCCGAAACGTCAAGGTCCACAGCAGTGTGCCAAGGGTGTCCTGCACCGCCTGGTCGCCTACAGGCTCAACCACCAGCGCCGGCGCTTCGTTGCGGGCCAGCGGAATGACGCGGCTGCGGTAGATGCGACCGGCGACGCCAGCAGTGCCGGCCAGGGCGGTCGCCACGCGGGCTAGGATGGTTTCGCGCTTGCTTGGCATGTCAGACTTTCGACAAGTACGCGGTGCTGAACCTGCCGTCGTCCTGCAGCTTGACCTCGCGCACGGTGTACGCCGCGCCGTTGACCGTCAGGGCGTCGCCATAGCCCAGGTTAGGCAGGGCGGCGGTCTTGATGGTCAGGGCGTAGTCGGTGGTGATCACCATGCCGCCGGCGATGACTTCGCTAGGCATATCCAGGATGCCGGTGGTCGTCGTCGCGCCGCTGATTACGGTCACGCCGAAATCAGCCAGGAAAACGTCCAGGTCTTCAGTTATTGCCACGCGGCCGTCCTCGGCGCTTGGGCGCCTCAGTTGCCACGACAGCGTCGGTGTTCTCGGTCGTCAGCGTCTCAGGCTTGGGCGCCGGCTCGGCGTCAGCCAAGACCGCCTTGCCTAGTTGCATCAGCGCGCGTGCGTCAGCGTCGGGCAGGTCATAAACCTGGCCGGCTTGGACGAACTTGCCGTCAGCGACAGTCGTGCGGGTGACTTTGACTTTCATGTCAAAACGGGCCTGGTTGCCCAGGCCCGTCCTTCTTGCCTATTAGGCGATGCTGGCGTTGCCGTAGCAGAACGACACGGCATTGCGCACGGCAATGTCGGTATCCTGCAGGGCGATCACGCGAACCGTGCCGCTGGTGGCGCCAGCGTAGGGGTCCACAGTCAGGTCCAGGCCAGACCAGAAACCGATCAACAGGTCAGCGAAGTTGCCGAAGAACACGTCGCCGGCAGTCACCTGGTTGGACACCTCGGTGGCGTAGCCGTTGATGGTGTTGCCCGGCTCCCAGACGAACTGGGCGGTGCCGGTGGCCTTCTCGGTGGTCTTGGCTGCGCCACGCTGGGCGGGGTTCACCAGGTAACGCATGGTGCCCACGTCGGCGTTGTCGGTCGCCACTTCGGTTTCCATGCCAACCAGTTCCGCATAGGTCGGGTTGGTAGCGGCGAAGTCGCGGGTGTTGATGCCGGACTGCAGCTTCAAGCCGGTGGGCTGGTTGGAAGCCCCCGAACCGTACAGGGCAGCGGTGTCAATCGCTAGGGCGATGACGGCAGCCAGGTCGCGGCGGACCATGTTCTCGACGTCCAGGCTGGACTGGAGAATCAGGCGACGGCTGAAGTCGGTGAACGCGCCGACCGTCTTGGGCGACATGGTGACCTGGCCGATGGTCTGCTGGGACTCGGTGGGGGCACCAGACTCAGCAACCCAGTAGGCGGTGGCGGCACCGCTCTGCTTGGGGATAGCGACGTTGCCGACCAGGCCGTTCATCACGGTGGCGCCGGCGCGGATGGCGACGGAGCGGTTGCGCAGCAGGTCGATAAACGAATCAGCCATCAGGTCGGTGGCGACCAGGTTACCGCCGGCGGACGCGGTGCCGACGGTCAGGTCACGCTTGGCGCGCAGGACTTCGGCGGGCACGAAAATGCCACGGGCAGACTTGCCAGCAGCCTTGGCGGCGGCCTCGGAAACGTCACGCTCAAAGGCGGCGGCTTCCCATGCAGCCTTGTCGGCCGGGTTCGCCAGCGCGTTCAGGGCGCGCAGGATGCTGAAGGAACGAACTTCCTTCTGGGTCAGACCAACGTCGGCTTCTTTGCCGGACAGGGGCTTTTGTTCCACTTTAATTTCCTCCAGGAATGCGGCGCGGGCGGCATCCAATGCGGTGCCTTCGCTGATCAGTTTGCGGGAAAGGTCGGCAGCGTTGAAACGCTGGCCCAGGGCTTCGATTGCAGCGATACGCGCGCGCTCGGCTTCGGCAGCCTGCGTGGCA